CGGCAATCATGCGACTGGCACATATTAGATATCTCGTGGTTACAGCCAAAGTCGTCTGAATCAAATATTATCATTTACCCATCCTCTGTATAATTTTTAGCATCTCATTAGGGTATGCCTTATCTAGTAACTTGGCGTTAGGCACTACGCAATGACCGCCTATAGGACCTTCTGGGGCTTCTAGTACATACTTTTGGTACTCTTTCCCATAGCCTAACTCTCGGTATAGTCGGTTATATTCTATATTCCAATCTTTAACTAATTCATAATCCATGCCAATTTCCGCAGCGACCTCTTCCTTGTAAGCAGCAAATACTATGTTTATCCCATACTCAGAAGTAGATAATAGTTTCAACGCTTCAGTAAACATTGGATTTTTTACCTTCCTAGTCCTTATACCCTTATCTTTAAAAAACCCAGCGAAGAATTGCAAAGACTCTTTACTGTGCGAGGCTATCCATCGTTCCATAGTATATATACTTAATTCTAAGTCTGGGTGTTTACCCTCAACGGGTGAGTGTACGATAGTATCGAATAATTTATCGCAAGTACCAATAGGTAGTGTTGAATAGATTATAGTTTCTTTGGGGTCATATTTATCTACGTATTCTAAAACGTCAGAACAGAATGTTCCACTATAGGGGAAACAAATATGTAGAACATCAATTTTCTCGTCAACTTTCACGGGTTCAACATCAATTGTATAATCTGCTCCGACAACTTTAGCAACAGCCTTACCAATCTCTCCCATTCCTATGACCATATTACGCATCGAATATTCTCCCGCCTTTTGTAGTTTTCTCTATTAAATAAAAATCATGCTGCCTATTATCCCCTGGTTTAGATTCGGTATGCGTCCACGGATAGGGGAATGTATTTAGAAACTGCTCCCACTTTGGTCTAGAATACCATGCACCATACCCATCATTCCCATCGTCATTAATATGGTCGTCATTTTCGGTAAGGTGCCAGAATGTAACTATAACTTTTTCTTTAGCTACTCTTAGAGCTTCTCTTATTGGTTCTTCATACCCGTTAGTATGCTCTAAACAGTCTTGGATTATAACTACGTCCCAAGACTGGTTAGCTTCTTTTAACTTTCGGCAATCTTGTTTTTCAAATTGACGTACATCTATATCTGTAAATTTTTCTGTATTCTCTATCCTAAGCCTTTTGTTCGCAGCTTTGACAAACCTACGTGAGTAATCTACTCCTTTATACTTAGATATCTTAGGACCGAATTGTGAGAAATGGTCTAAGTTCCAACCTGGGCCACATCCAACATCTAGTACTGATTCACCCTCTTTCAACATTGCGCTTAATTGTATGCGTGTATCTGAACCTGGTCCCTCACCATAAGAAAGCATATATGTTCCTGCACTCTCAGTTGTTCCCATTAATTCGTCCCAAAAGTTATTCGTCATATTACTTCTTTCCTAAACATTTCGACTAACTTCCCTGGCTTTACTTCTGTTTTATAAATTTCATTAACATAATCCTCGGTTGTAACATAAGTCGTATTTGGGTTAATATGGACTCTATTACCGTCTCCTTGGTTCCAGAAAGCCAAGGATATGTCTGTAGATAATCTGACTAGGTTATCTTGCACATGAGCTGGGACTTTAACAGTTTCTAACGCCCGTTTTAACATCTCTACTCGTATGACTGAGCCAGGAACAAATCCTATTTGAACTGGGTGAACAGCCGAGGATGTTTTCTCAATAACTGGGATTATACCTTCGACGTAGTTTTCACCTAACTTATAGCCATATACTCGATTAGCCCAGTTATTAACTCCTACTGCCGAAGATAACATCGCTAACTTTCTCATATAGGGGTTCTTTTTAAATAGTCCCATCTGGGAACTAAAATAACCAGAACTAATCAAACAGTCAGACTCTACTAAGCAAACGTATTTATTCTTTATAACAGGGATTGCGTCAAACCAACTCTTGGCTACTATAAGTTCTCCGTCAGGTATCTGTTTTATCTCTTTAAATAAATTCTCATAAGTCAGCTTTATAACATTCGGTTCATCACCCTCTAGGATTATTACGCTCAACATTTAAAATACTCCTTAGCATTTTCTTCTCCGCTGAATAAACTAACTTCTTCATAGTCATCGCCATTAGTTAATGCAGGATGAGATACATCGTTATGACCAGTATCCGATGGCTCTAAGTCTTTATCATAGCCCCATCTATCGGTAGGGTTATCGCCTCGAGTCCCGAATAAGTGTAGACATCTTACGTCTACCGCAAAAGCTGTTCTATAACCAGCTTCGTTTAATTTTGCTCCTATATATCGCTCTTCGGCTCCACGTCCAGGTCTTTGGGCATCCCAACCACCAACTTCTTTAGTTGCGTTAGTACTCATTATTCTTAATGAACCGCCAGGATGCGGAAACTCCACTAACTCATCATCATCCATATCAGCCTCTTCGAAAATATTACCAGTACCAATCATAACTTGAGTCCTAGCAGAGATAGCTCCGAAAACTTCATACTTATCCATTAACTCAACTAATCGAGTAACCCAGTCTACCCCTTCAATTTTTGGAGGTGGTAAACAGTCATTATCCATAGATATAAAGTATTTGCTTTCGGTTGTCTTGAAAAGAAGATATTGTCTAGCTGCTTCTAACCCTGCATTGGTATCCCACATATGTAATTCATCTATATACCCACGTTCTGCATAGTCTATTAACATATCAGTCGTTTCTTTTTCTGAACCGTTATCTAAGACTACTAGTCTAAAGTTTTGGGGGTCAGTATTATGATATAACGTCTCAATTGCTAATTCAGTCATTTTAGGACGATTCCAAGTTACTAATTGGATATCAATCGGATACATCATATATCTCCCCAAACTGGGTGTAAATTTCCTCATGGGCACGAGGGTACTGGATATAAAGTAATACATCTAAGGGTTTTGAATGGTTATCTCTCGTAAGTAAGAAGAACTGTAAAAAGTCATCACCCCAAGGATTACCGAGGGATAATCCATGACGGTAGACCCCATCAGTAAAAGCCCCAGTGGGATTCTCAACATAAGGTTCGGTATCAGTAAAGTGCATATCAAATTTTGAGGCAGCTGCAAACTGATAGGGGTTAACTTCATCGGGTATCCGATACTCAGGTTTTGACTTCCAAAGTTCACGCTTAAAACAAAATGAACCAGAACCTATATGACCACTTCGGAAATATTCATGACCTTTGCCATCTTCTAGCGGAGGATAAACTGAACGTATCTGAGTTTTGTGGTCAGGAAAGTGGAGTAATGAACCATAATTAAAAATAGAGTATTCAGGAAAATCTATGCTTGCTTGGTTAACCTCTCTAAGATAATGGGTAGAATATTCATCATCTGAGTCGAGCCAACAAATCCACTCGCCAGTTGCAATGTCCATTCCGTTATTTCTAGCAATGGCTCTGTTCTGATTCTCTTGATTAATTAGTTTTATTCGTTTATCACTATCGACAAATTTCTGTAGAATCCCTGGGGTACTATCTGTACACCCGTCATTAACTAATATAAGTTCCCAGTCTGTAAACTGTTGGGCTATTATAGATTTTATCGCTCTTTGGACTTGCTTACCCCTATAGTGTCTTTGTTCGTATTCGGTATCTTCTGGGCTATATGCTGAATAGATAGGGATGATTATGGAGAATTTAGGCATCTTCAGCTTCCTGCATGATAAGAGGTTCTATATACTCTCTAAAGATATAATCAGGGTTACGTTTGGTGCGTACCCAAGTTTTACCAGCTAACACCTTATCATTTTGTATCCAACCCTTTAGCGGTTTAGCTATGTTCTGTTCGAAATAATCTTTAATATCGGAATGGTCGGTCTGAGTCTTTCCGTCAAACCCATCAAATGCTACTTCGGCTCCATCAAATTGACGATATAAGGCTTTTTTACCGTAAATCTGTTTAAAGGCGGGAAAATCATGGTTAAGAATACATAAGTTACCTTTAAGCATAGCTTCTTGAGTAACTAAGGAATAGGTCTCACTTCGACTAGGTAGCATAAAGACATTAGACAATACAAATAAATCTAGGATTATCTCATGAGACACCTCAAGGCTCGCTAGGTCATCAAACTCTGAAAGCCACGTTACACAGTCTCCAGCGTCTAGAGCCGTTGCTAGGGCCTTACATTCTTCTCTCAGTGTAACTTTATCGCCACCAGTAGATTGGAAATCACAGAATATCACATGGGCCGTCATTCCTATTGCCTTACAAGCGGCTACAGTCCTAACTATCATCTGAGGGTTCTTACCTCTATCTAAACGCATTGGGGCTACTATGAGTACTTCAGCATCGCCTAATTTCTTCTGGTCATAAAGGTTCTGGACTATTGGGTGTAGCCCCTCCGTTGGGTCAGTAGAATGAGGCACTTCTACGACTTCAAACTCTTCAAAGTTAAAGTTACGAGCGACTCTTGGGATATCGTTAGCATTTGGATAGGCTACGATTGAGTTAGGGAACTTCTCGCTAATCAGTTTTTTATATTCATCCCCGTACATTTCACGTTCTTGGATTAAGGTGTTTGGTCCAGTAGCAGAATGTACCCAGTGTATCCAACGGATTTTAGGGCGTTCATTAGCTAACTTCCTAGCAGCAATATTATGTTTCGTATAATCTGGCAAGAAAATAAGGTCATGGGTAATCACAACACTGTTATCTGGGATAGCGTCTTTTAACTGTTCGAAAATTAAAGCTACATCTTCGTGAAAGATATCATTTATAATTGGCGGGTCCTGATAAGCCACGGGGGATAGGAAAACTGTATTAATCCCATGAAAGATACTGTCTTCAGGTGGGTCCCAGCCATCAGCCACGATTATTGTTGGGTCCCAGCCATTTCGTTTAAACATTTTAAGTTGTTCGCCAACGACAATTATTGGGCTGTAACTCCTCAAGTAAGTTGAGAAATTAGTTAAGATGAATATTTTCTTATTAGCCATTAACGGAAATATATACCTTTTTCAATAGACTAGCAAGTAAATTAATTAAATATGTGTATAACTATTATACAACTGTCCTGCCCGTAGCTAGTTGCTTCATATTGATAATAAATTGGTCTACAGTCATGGTCGCTACGTTACATTTGCTTTGTTTATTTCTTTTAGTTTATCTAAACTCATTGCTTACATTTCTTCAATATCATGCCACACTCCTAGTTGTAGCCGTAGAGCGGCTTGCCGTACTTCTTGATGTTCCAACAGTTACCCAAGCTCCAGCAGTTAAAGTTCCGTTAAATCCGTTGCCAGAAGTGTCGGTGACGGTTGTGCCTGTGCCTTCAGACATATTATATTGAGCAACCAGCCCCCTTGTAACAGATAGCCCTTTACTAGATTGTAGTATTTCGTCAGCTGTAAGTGCCACATTGTGCATTTGAACTTTCTGCATTTGTCCGGCTAGGTTACGACTTCCTGCTGCTCTATTTCCAATCTTAACCGCTGAACCAACAGTAGAAGACATGTTAACAAACGGGCCAAGAAGGGTTGCCATAGCATCAGGGCGACCGTCTATGTAATGTTGCGCTGTACCATTGTCAAAAGTTGTAGCAAGGTGATACCAACGATTAGGTTGCAACGAGGTTGTTCCCCAATATTCAACAGGGGAAAGGTCTACGTTCTCAATTTCAAGTGCCATGTAATTAGCCTTCCCATTACTTTGGTCGCCCATTAAGCAAGTGAAGTGTGAGCCTTTTTCAATGAATCTTGGCAAAACATTATTCGTAGTGTCATAAATAAATACACGCTGCATCCAAGTAAAGGTCTGTAGTGTCTCCGGTCTTAATGCTGCTGTATCTGTTACTTGTACTACACTAGTAACGTCAGCTCCAAAGTTTATCGAGCTAGATATAGGACTAATAATAGTTCTTTCTGAGGCATCCCTACCATACAATACTGTGCCGGATATAGTTCCGTTTCGGCTATTGGTGGATGAGTCTAACGCGGTCGTACCACTTAGCTCATCAAACTTTAGGTAAACATCTGGGCTGGTGGGGATTACGTTGGAATAATAGAGGCCAGTTATTTCGGTTTGGCTAATAACCCTAGAATGGATAATTACATCTCGTATATTTCCTCTAGCGAAGTTTGTTGCACCGGTCGCCCTTTTACCTATTGCTAATGCTGCGGTAGCAGTAGTCATTGTTGCTACTGTGTCCGTTACGCCAACTTGCACTCCATTTAGGTAAAACTTAACAGAGTTCACGGCGTAGGTAGCAACTAAATGATTCCACCCTCCAAACACACAAGGTGCTATGATTGCAGCAACCGCTCCTACCGCATCATATACCGTAAACGTGATGTTAGCAGTACTAGCTGCGGTTCCCAAAACCATAGAAAATCCGTTGACTGGGCCAGCATCAGCCCAATCTATTATTCTGTCGTTATTAGCTCCCCCTGTCCTAGGCTGGAACCACATAGACACAGAAAATGCTGTACTAGATGGGGTATATGACGAAATTGCTACGGAAGTATTGCTACCATTAAGTCTTAAATATTGTGTTTGTGTGACGGTAAGCCTAGCCATTGTGACTACCTATAACTTACTGATACGTTTACGTCTGCTGTCGTGGTAAACCCAAGGTAGAGTCCTGTGCTGAATATACAGTCAAAAAAGACCGTAAATGGTAGAAATGGTGTAATAGTGAATGTATGGTTGAATATCTGCGTACCTGTTTCGGTAAGTGAATCAAATACTATGATTGAACCTACTGTGGGTGCTGCATCGTTACAACTAAATGTAATACAATGTAAGAATCCTGCTCCAGCCTTTACTTGTGCATCAGCAGCAGTTACAGCCTTGTATGTGAACACTTGGTTTACTTTTAGTACATCATTCGTTAAATCTTCACCAGCAATAGTTGTTGCAAGGCTAACTAATAGGTTACCGTTTGCGTCATAATGTGCTATTACTTGTTGACCGTCTGCAAAAGTCTGAGGAGATAAATAATATACGCCTCCTACATTCTGTACAGCTGGATTTCCAGCAACCGAACCGTTCTTTACCCCAGTTTGACTTTGTAAATATCCACTGATTCTTTCTAACCACGTATTATCTGAATGTCTTGGCATTATATATTCTCCATATAGAAATTATTATAAGTATCTACTAACTATATGCAAGGGTCCAGATTGCTCCAGACCCCAACATATTAATTACCTTACGGTGTAGTAGTAGTCGATGTACTAGTCGAACTTGTAGAACTAGATGTACTCGAGGTACTGCTTGAAGTACTTGATGTACTTGTAGTAGTAGGTGGAGTAGTAGTTGTAGAAGTTGACGTACTTGACGTGCTTGTACTTGTACCATATAGAGGGTAATCACTAACTGGTGCTACTGCGATACTGTGATACCAGTAAAGAATAGTCAAGAAAGTTGTTCCGTCTGGAGTAGTAGCAGGGGTAACAGTGTTAAGTTCAACCTGACCTCCGTTAACTACTGAAGCACTTGGAGCAGCTTGAGCTGTTGGGTTACTACCATCAATAGCTGTATCCTGGATAATAACAATACTTGAGTAGTTAGGTACTAATCGGTGGTTTAGACCAAGTTTAGCTCCATAACCTACGGCTATTGTTGCACCCGTGTTATCGGCTACTGGGAAAACAACCTTAGTTACTGTTTTAAAAGCTTTGACTCCAGTAACAGAACCGTTCAGGTTATCTGCCATTGTAAAGCTTTCAGTAATAACAGCACCCTCGATATTCGTTCCCGTAATTACAACATCACCAGCTGCGATATCAGCTGTCGTACCACCAGTGGTGATTGTAAGGTTACGAGGAACATCTGGGTTAGAGAGTCCTGAAGTTATGGTTGTTCCAGCTACAACAGTTGCTGCAGCCGCCATTATAGCCGTTGTATTAGCAGCAGCTACTTTTTTATTAGTTTCTGTATATCCAGCTGTATGCTGGATTAAGTTTTTAAATCGTAGAGTACCTGTAGCTTGTTTCCAAGCCCAACGGTAAGTTCTATCTCCTATCATAATTACCTTTCAATGCCAGGGGTAGGGGGGACTTCATTGCCCCCTCTTACCTGGACCATATTTAGTTAACTAACTGTTGTCGCCCTTACTTCCGTAAGTACCACGCCAGCCAGAGAATCCTACGCTGTGACGAACATCTACAGACCACTTAGCAGTCTTAGTATCGAAGTCATACTCAGGACCTTCTAGGCCACGGTCTGAACGATTAAAGAAGTTAAGTGCATGTAGTGAACTATCTAGCAAGAACCAAGCAGTATCACTACCACCAGCTGCAGATGCTAGGAAATCCCAAACAACTAATTTTAACGCACCTTGGTAGGGGTTAATGTCGTTGTTAGCAGTTCCAACACGCTGTGTGCTGTTTAGTAAGATACGAGCTTCTTTTTCAAGAGAAGGAGCTACAACAAGTGTATCTGCCTTGCTCATGAAAAGTTGACCCTTATGGTCTAATGCTTGACGCATAGCAATCGTACCAACTTCTATTGAATTTTCATTCAAATCAGAAGTCGTATAGTTACTCTGAGTTGCGCCACCATCTTCTCGAGTATGAACTGAAGAAAATAGAGCTAGTGCGTCACCAGAAGTAAATGTCGACAATCCGCCACCACCAGCTGTAAAGCTGTAGTTAAAGATATCGGCCATCATTTGTTCTTGGGTACGAATTTTAGCTTTAGCTAGGTTCATAGGTTTTCTCTTGATGACATTGAATTGGTCATCTTCCCATAGAACATTTGAAACTGAAGTACCAAGAGAATCTTCTACGTGAGTATATGTCACGTCGTATCCCTGGACTTCATCTTCGTAACTAATCGCCTGTCCTTCTGCACGTCGGATTAGTTTGCTCAAACCAGAGGCTGAGCTTTCTTTCTCGATGTTACGTGAAGATGTCTCCACGTGGAAAATACTTGGGCCAACTTGGGGAAGAGTTTTTAGTTCATCTCCGTAGATTTTCTTGAATCGAGGGTCAAGAATGTCAGGCCATTGAGGTCGTACTGATGCCATAATATATTACATCAATCCTTTCTATTGGCCGCCTGAGCCAGTATTAAACCAGTTTTCTGCTACCATGAATACGCCATAAGTTGTATCAGTTTTCACTGGGTCAATTTGTGGGTTATATTCTAGACATACTAGAGAACCAGAGGTTGATGTTGTTGATGTGTCGACAAGTTGTGCGCCAGTTGCACCAATGAGGTCAAAATTTGTACCTACATGAGATGCAGCGAAAGTTGTTCCAACATTGTCGTTCTTTAATAGGTAACGCATTTCGTCGTCAATACAAACTAATGCTGAAACAGTACCAGCAGCATTGCCAGTAGCAGTTTCTAAAACCATACCCGCAATACGTGCAGCTGCAACAGTTGCGCTAGTAATACGTCCACTTGCGAAGTAGACGAAGTCACCAGCAGTAACAGTTACACTGCTAGCTACAGGAAAGGAGTAGGTTGCATAGTTTGTATCGCCATCGGTGCTACCAAGCATTAGTCTTGATATATCGAGTGCCATATAGAACTCCTTAAATTATTTAAATGTACGGTTCAAGTTCCTTGCGAATTTCTTCGTTAGTTTTTCCAGGATACATCTTCTTATTCATTGCAATCATCTCTTCAGTAACTTTAGACTTTTTAACGGCTTTCGTCGTTGGGGAAGATTTGGAGGCAGCACCATTTTGCTTTAATGCCATACCAAGTTTCTCTTTAGAGTCTGGCTCAGAGGATTTACTCCATCCAAGCATTACTGCGGTTTTTGAATACAATTCGGAAGGAGATGCTAGTCGGCCTTCGTTGTCGAGGATTGCTCGACTAAGACTGGCTACTCCCTTAGTAAACTGATTATATTTAGCTTCATCTTCGACCTGTGAATAATCTTTTTTAAAATCAACATAGGCGGTGTTTATCTCTTCATCCATTTTCTGTTGGGCATATAATGCCAGTGGATTGGAGGTATCTACTATTGGTTGTTCAACTTCTGAAGTTGGAGCAACCGATGGAGCTTCAGCGATTCCCTTTAGCCGTAAAGCTTCAGTAGTGCTATTCTGGTAAGCTATTTCTAGATTACGGGAATATTCTTCTGGGGTATCACCTTTAATATTGGGGAACTCTTTGACAAATTTGGGTTCGGTTTTATCCTCATCCTCAGTAGACTCGGGAGTTTCATCCTCTTCTACTACAGTATCTTCGGTGTCTTCTGTTTCATCATCCGATTCTTCGGGTTCGTCTTCTGCGTTAACAGGTTCTACATCCTCATTATCGTATTTTAATGAACGGAGGTCGTCCTCGGTTACTGGTGCGTCGATGTCAGCGACGGCTTCTTCTGGGGCATTTGTTGCCATATTCGTACTCCTTAAGATTTGTTCTATTGGCCAGCAAAGCTGGATTCTGTACTAGCGGTGCCACACCCCCTCTAGTATAGAACTCAACTTTTCTTTTCAGATTCCTTATAAGCAGAATCAATTGTCTGGATTAGTTTCTTTAGACTTTTCGTTTGTCCAGAAAGATATCTAATTTGTAGGATATCCATTTGGTCTACATGGTCTTTAGCTAATTCTAGACGTTCTAACT